AGCAACTAATGTTGGCACAACTGACATACAAGTTCTTGCTGATTTTACAGGTGCTAATGGAGATGGTACAACTGGTGCAGCAACAGTTACTGTTATGTACATACAAAATAATTCTGTTCAAGACGCAGTAGATTTATAATAATTAATTAGTGTGGGCTTAGGCCCACACATAAATTTAAGGAGAAAAATTATGTCAATAGGCGGAGGCGGATCATTTTCAAGTGATCAAACAACGTTACAAAAAGATACGGGTGCTATATCACTTTTAAGAGCAGGTAGAGCTAGAATTACTTCTATTCAAGGTAGAGGTGAAGCAGGTTCTGTTATACTTTTACACGATAGTGCTACAACAGGTGGTGCAGCTGCTGGTAACTTAGTGGCAACTTTTAAATACGATACTGAAGGTTTAGCAGTTTATGTTCCAGGTTCTGGAATTCTTTGTAAAGATGGAATTTGTGCAACCCTAACACAAACAAGTGGATCTGACGGGAGCGTTACGTTAACTATTACAGGAGCGTAGTATGTCTAACACTACCTCTGGTTCTTACGTTTTTGATAAGAACCTAGGCATAGACGAGATTATAGAAGATGCATACGAACGTATTGGTATGCAGGGTGTTTCTGGTTATCAATTAAAAACTGCGAAACGATCTTTAAATATTCTATTTTCTGAATGGGGAAATAGAGGTTTACATTTTTGGGAAGTTAAAAACCAAAGTGTAGCTTTAGTCAGTGGTCAAGCTGTTTATACTTTTTTTAGATCTCCTGCTGATGGTACTTCTGATGGTATCAGTACAACTTTATCTGCTGGAATAAATGCTACAGCTACAACTGTCCCAGTTGCTTCTGTTACAGGGATGCCTACAGTAGGTGGAACTCTTACAATTGGAACTGAACAAATTTCTTATACGGGAATCTCTTCTTTAAATATCACTGGATGCACTAGAGGAATTAATGGTAGCACGGCAGCTACACATAGTAGTGGTGATGCTGTTTTACAATTTCCAAATGGAATGACAGATATACAAGAAGCTAATTATAGAGTTGCATCAACTAATGTTGATACACCTATGACAAAAATTAGTAGATCACAGTATCAAGCATTTTCAAATAAAACAGATTTAGGTTTACCCACACAATATTGGATACAAAGATTTATAGATAAAACTACTATGACTTTGTATTTAACTCCAGGAAGTTCACAAGCTGGGAACTTTATAAATTTTTATTATACAAAAAGAATTGATGACGTAGGTGCTTATACAAATGCAACTGATGTACCTTATAGATTTGTACCATGTATGATTGCGGGACTAGCTTATTATTTATCAATTAAATACGCTCCTCAAAGAGTGCAATCATTAAAAATGTTATACGAAGATGAATTATTAAGAGCTGAAGATGAAGACGGTTCTTCTAACTCTACTTACATATCACCTAAAATATATTACCCAGGTATTGGTTAATGAGTAGTTTTGCACAAGGTAAATTTGCTTTAGCGATTTCTGATAGATCGGGTATGGCTTTTCCATACAATGAAATGGTTAGAGAATGGAACGGTGCTCTAGTACATATGTCTGAGTATGAACCAAAACAACCACAACTAGATCCTAAACCTACTAATGCAGATCCACAAGCTTTAACAAGAGCAAGACCTGCAAGAACAGAATTTCCAACAGAAGATTTTTTACCTGAAAATCCTTTTATAACCGCAGCCAGTACAGTTTTAAAAATCAATTTTCCTAATGGAGATCTACAGGTAGATGATTTTGTTAGATTAAGAAATGTTAAAGAGCCTGTAGGAGGTGTAGCTATTTCAACTCTACAAATGTCCACTACTTTAAATGGAGCAATAACAGATTCTGCTACAACTATTGATCTTACTGATGGGTCGGAGTTTCCAACAACAGGTTTTATAGTTATTGAAAAAGTATTGACAGCAAGTGATACAACAGACCCTCTTCTTGTAGGTACTTTTCAAAATGAAGTTATTGAATATACGGGTCGATCTAGCAATCAATTAACTGGTTGCACTAGGGGGACAAGTGCACCTTATAGAGGAACCTCACCAGAAAAAACAATTGCAGGTTCCCATGTTAATGGAGCCAAAGTTTTTGGAAGTTATAAAGTTGTTTCTTTAAATGAAACATCAGTTCCAAGTACAGGTCAACCATCTACGACTACACAATTTGATGGTGTTAATGTTGCATTAACTAACTCTGCATCTAGCACAGAAACAGGGGGTGGTTTTCAATGTACAATTGGACCCATTAATGATAGAGGTTAATTATGGCTGGAGTTTCTAAATACACATACACAACATTAAAACAAGCTATTTTAGATTACACTGAAGTAGAGGACACTGTTTTTACAACCACTATTTTAGATGGTTTTATTATGTCTGCAGAGTTTAGAATTAATCAAGATCTTCCTACGGACTCTGACAGGTTTGTTCAAGAAGGTAGTTTAGCTGCAAACGATAATACAATCAACGCTCCTGCTGGAACTTTGTTTGTTAGAGGAATTGAAGTATTTAACTCTACAGCTAACACAGAAGGTAATGGAAGTTGGTTAGAGAAAAAAGATCAAAGTTATTTATCGGAATTAACAGATAGAAAATTTGGACCTTCTGGTCAAATACAAGCACCTACAGATACAACTAATTCTGTAACAGGTTTTCCTAAATATTATGCTATGTTTGGTGGCGCTACTAATACTACAGATACTACTTCTGGAGGTATGTATCTTGCTCCAACACCTGATGCTAACTATAAATTCAGAATATATTATAACAAAATGCCTACTGGTTTAGGGTCTGGAACTACTGGCAGTGCAGAAACATATTTAAGTACATATTTTCCACAAGGACTACTATATGCTTGTTTAGTAGAAGCTTTTGCTTTTTTAAAAGGTCCAATGGAGATGTTGACACTATATGAAAATAAGTATAAAAGTTCTATACAACAGTTTGCAGGGATGCAACTTGGAAGACGAAGAAGAGACGATTACACTGACGGAACCGTTAGAATACCTGTCAAATCACCGTCTCCATAAATTGAGGAGAAAAAATTATGGCAATAACATCGGCAATATGTAATAGTTTCAAAACAGAAGTTTTACAAGCGCTACATAACTTTACAGCATCATCTGGAAACAGTTTTAAATTAGCTCTATACACAAGTTCAGCTACATTAAATAAATCAACAACTGCTTACAGTTCAACAAACGAAATATCTAACACATCAGGATCTGCTTACACAGCAGGAGGAAAAGCACTTACAAGTGTAACTCCAGCTTTATCTACAGACACAGCTTGTTGTGATTTTGCAGATATTAGTTTTACTTCTGCTTCATTTACAGCTAATGGTTGTTTAATTTATAATGATACAAACTCCGATAGAGCAGTTTGTGCGGTTGCATTTGGATCAGACAAAACAGTTTCTAATGGAACTTTTACAATTCAATTTCCAGCAGCAGACGCAAGTAACGCTATAGTTCGAATAGCATAGGGGTAAATCCTTATGTCCAATACTTGGAACCAAGCCGGCACTACCTGGGGTTCAAATCAATGGGGCGAACAAGGTCCTACTATAGTTACATTAACAGGTCAAAGTGCTACCTCAAGTGTAGGTTCTATAACTACAAGATCAGACCTTTCATTAACTTTAACCGGACAGTCAGCAACATCTAGTGTAGGTTCAGTTGTAGTTGAAAGAGCTTTTGTTTTAACAGCACCATCAGCCGCAACTTCATCAGTTGGTGAAATATCTCCTGCAGATGTAATGGGTTTAACAGGAGTATCAGCAACTTCTAGTGTTGGATCTATATCTCCTGCGGATGTAATGGGATTAACAGCACCGTCAGCTTTAACAACAGGCGTTGGTGATCTTACAATTAATAGTTCTCAAATACAAATACCACAAGGTTCTCAAGCAGACGTTTCTGTAGGTTCAATATCTCCTGCTGATGTAATGGGTTTAACAGGAGTATCAGCAACTTCTAGTGTTGGTTCAATATCTCCTGCAGATGTAATGGGATTAACAGGGGTCTCGTCGACAGCAAGTGTTGGTGAATTAAATCCTGCAGATGTAATGGGATTAGAAGGTGTTTCAGCAACATCTAGTGTCGGTTCTGTAGTTACAGAAGTAGCTTATCCATTAACAGCACCTAGTGCTTTAACTTCTTCAACAGGTTCAATAAATCCTGCAGATGTAATGGGTTTAACAGGAGTTCAAGCTGATATTTCTGTTGGAAACGTGTCACCTTTATCATATCAAGATGTTGATATTGGAGGCAATACAAGTTATAGTGCAATCAATAAAACAGATAGCGCAAGTTATTCTAATGTTGACGTAACAGGAAATACGTCTTATACAGATGTAACTCACGCAGCTTAGGAGAAAAATTTATGGCATCAACTTACACACCTCTTGGCGTAGAACTAATGGCTACCGGCGAAAATGCTGGAACTTGGGGTACAAAGACTAATACAAACTTACAAATATTTGAACAAATTTCTGGTGGTTACTTAGAAGTAGCTATTGGAGGTGGTGCAGGAACTACGGCTCTTACAGAAAGTGATGGTGCTACAGGTTCTGCTGTTGCTACAAGAATTTTAAAACTTACAGGAACAATTACTGGTAACAGAATTGTAACTATGCCGGTTGGCGTAGAAAATTTTTATATTATAAATAACGCAACTTCTGGTGCTTACACAGTACAGTTAAAAGCTGCTACTGGTTCAGGTGCAACAGTTACTTGGGCAACTGATGATAAAGGTTGGAAATTTGTTTACTTCGACGGTGTTGCAACAAACACAGGCGTTTTTGATATTAATTCAGATTTAGGTGATGCAACATTTAATGACTTAACAGCGTTAGGTACAATTAAATTAGATGGTAATTATCCAACAGGAACAGGTAACGTAGCTTTAGGAGATACTGCTTTAGATAGTGTTGAAGCTGGTGGATCAGGTAATACTGCTATTGGAGATCATGCTGGTACAGCAATTACAACAGGTGATATTAATATTGCAATAGGTTCTTGTGCTTTGGAGACAAGTACTACAACTTCTGCAAATGTAGCAATAGGTTCAGAGGCACTTCGTAATACTACTTCTGGTACTTCAAATACAGCTGTAGGAATAGCCGCATTGTGTGCAAACACAACAGGTAGTAACAATCTTGGTTTAGGAAGATCAGCTTTAGTTAAAAACACAGAGGGAGATTGTAATACAGCAGTTGGTGGTCAAAATGCTTTAGCTTGTAACACAACAGGTAGTGAAAATACAGCGTTAGGTATGAATGCTTTATGTGCTAATATAACAGGTGAAAAAAATACAGCAGTTGGTTCTTCTGCTTCACAAAAAAATACAACTGCAAGTGATAATTCATCAGTAGGTTATTTATCAATGTATAACACCACAACAGGTGGTGCTAATGTAGCAATAGGAACTTGTGCTTTAAAAGAAAATACTACAGGAACTCACAATGTAGCTGTTGGTAAAGATGCTTTAGAAGCTAATACGACAGCATCGGGAAATACAGCAGTAGGAAAAGATAGTTTAACAGCTAATACAACAGGTTCTAACAACACAGCTGTTGGAAAAATAGCACTTTGTTCTAATACCACAGGAACATGTAACGTTGCTATTGGTGTAGATTCTTTAGATAGTAACACAACAGGTGGTTCTAATATTGGTATTGGTACAGATTCTTTACAAGGTAATACTACAGGTAGTTCTAATATAGCTATTGGTGATGATGCTATGAAAACTAATTCTACAGCATCTAACAATACAGCAATAGGTACATCATCATTATGTACTAACTCAACAGGTAGTGCTAACACAGGAGTTGGTGTTAATTCTTTAAGAGATGTAACAACAGGCGGAAATAATACTGGTATAGGAGTTAGTGCAGGTTTAAGTATTACTACAGGAACTAATAATTTAGCATTAGGTAAATCAGCTTTAGTATTTACTACTACAGGAGATCACAACATATCTTTAGGAGAAGATTCTGTAAGATGTAATACAACAGGAAGTTATAATATTGGTATAGGAGTAAATGCACTACATAAAAATACAGCAAGTTGTAATGTTGGTATTGGTAGAAATGCTTTATCATGTAACACATCAGCTTCTTGTAATGTTGCGTTAGGAGATAATGCTTTAAAAGTTACCACAACAGGATGTAGAAATGTTGGATTGGGAGCAAATGCGTTAGAATCAAATACTACAGGTGATAAAAATGTTGCAGTAGGTAGAGCATCTTTAATATGTAATACAACGGCAGATAGTAATACTTCAGTTGGTTTTGATTCTTTACAGGCAAATACGACAGGTGCTGAAAATACAGCAGTTGGTGATAGTTCGTTATTTGCTAACACAACAGGTTGTCAAAATACTGCTGTTGGATTAACTGCATTATATACTAATACAACAGGTTGCCAAAATGCTGCTATGGGAAGACAAGCTTTATACTATAACACTTCAGGTGACGGTCATGTTGCTGTTGGTTATAATTCTTTACATAATAACACTACATCAGATTTTAATACGGCTGTAGGTAGACAAGCTATGTTTACAAATACCTCAGGTGGAAGAAATGTAGCTGTAGGTTTAAATGCTATGTATACAAATAGTACAGGTGATGGAAATGTAGCTATTGGTTCAAATGCTTTATATCATTCAACTGGATCTGATATAACTGCTGTAGGTAGATGTTCTTTAGAAGCAAATACAACTGGTACAGAAAATGTTTCTATTGGTGCATTTTCTATGAGAGAAAACACAACAGGAGATAAAAATACATCAGTTGGTTATGGTGCTTTACAAGTTAATTTATCGGCTGATAATAATACAGCAGTTGGATACTTTTCTGCAAATTCTACTACAACAGGTGCGGCTAATACAGCAGTAGGAAGAAATTCTTTATTGGACAATACAACAGGTTACGAAAATGCAGCAGTTGCTTTTGAAGCATTACAAAATGTTACAACTGGTTATATGAATACAGCAATTGGTAGAAGTTCTGGTGAAACAACTACTACAGGATATGGAAATGTATTTTTAGGTAGGAAAGCTGTAGCATCAAGTGCTAGTTCTAATAATGAAATTGTTATTGGTTGTGATTTAACAGGAATAGGTGCTGGATATATAACTATTGGTCGAACTACAGGAAACGATCACATTTATAATCAATTTACAAATAACGCATCTTGGACAAAAGCATCAGACCAAAGAATTAAAAAAGATATTGAAACAGATACACTTGGTTTAGATTTTATTAATAATTTAAGAACAGTTCATTATAGAAAAAAATCAGGAAGTGAATTAGATCCATCTTTACCAGGTTATAATGTAAATGACACCAAACAAAGACCAATAGAACATGGGTTTATTGCACAAGAAGTAAAACAAGCATTAGATAATGTTGGAGTTGATGCAAGTAAATACGGTGTTTGGGTAGAACAATCAGATGGTATTCAAGCAATTTCAAGAGAAATGTTTATTATGCCATTAGTCAATGCAATAAAAGAACTATCAGAAACAAACAAAGACTTGAAATCTAGAATAGAAGCGTTAGAAAGTAATTAATAAATCGAAAGGAATACAAATGCTTAATACGTACATCGTAGAAGGTGGTGTTGGTAAATGTACCGCGTTCACTGCTTTACTACCCAAACTAAGAAAAAAATCAGAGGTGCAGGTTTATACACCTTACATAGATTGTTTTGCAGGAAACCCTGATGTAAAACTTGCATTAGAACAAACCATACCATTACAAGATCCAAGAATCATGGCATCTGATAATATATTTTATTGTGAGCCATACAAATCAAATTTTCAATTTGGTAAACAACATATTATTGAAAGTTACTGTGAACATCACGGTGTAAATTTTGATAGGTCTATGACAGGTAAATTATATACAGATCAACATAAAGCATCTG